AAGTAATACCGGAAAAAATATAAAACTAAAAACGGGTAAATCTAATTTAGATATAGTTAAAAGTTATTTAAACGGAGAAAAGGCATTTGTGCAAGTTGGTTATGATCCCAACTTAGAAAATAGTAAAAGAAAAGAAGGTGATGAGTGGGAGGATGATCAAGGCCGTAAGTGGGTTTGGAAAAACGGAAGCAAACGACGTGTCCCAAAAAAGATCATAATTGACAATAAGCAAATTTGTAAACACTGTAGTGCCGACGTTCGTTGGGGCAACTATTTGGATTTACAAGTATGGCCAAAGACTCTTTTGTGTTATGAATGTTTTATCACCAACGAAACCAAGATGAAGATTGATGGCACTTGGGAATATTTTAACAAAATTCGTGATTTCAAGAATGAAAAATCAGCATTGTCTGAGTATAAAAAAAAGTTTGATGAGACCCTAAAGTGGTGTGAAGAAAATAAAGGTAAACCATTTGAGTTCATAAATGAAGATGGTTCAATCGAAAAGTGGGAAGATGAGACTGGACTTGAAAAAATCAAACAAGATGTATCAAAAGATCTTGAGTATATAAATGCTAGATTGTCTGAGATAGACGGTTTTATTAACAATCTAGAAAAAGAATATGAGTCAGCCAAATCTAAGAGAAATAATAAAGCAGGAGTATAAAAAGTGTCTTGAAAATCCTACATACTTTATGAAGAAGTATGTGAAGATTCAACACCCCGTCAAGGGAACCTGTAATTTCAATCTGTATCCATTTCAAGAAAGTGCGTTGCAGGATATGGTCGATCATAACCTCAACATTATTCTTAAAAGTCGTCAGATGGGTATTACTACATTGACAGCAGCATACAGTCTATGGTTGATGGCTTTTCATACTGATAAAAACATCTTAATTATTAGTATTACTCAAGAGACAGCAAAGGAAATTGTTACCAAGGTTCGCTTTGCTAATGATAATCTTCCTACATGGTTAAAGGTTCAGTGTGTAGAAGATAACCGACTATCACTACGTCTTAAGAACGGTTCTCAGATCAAGGCGGTGTCTAGCGCGGGAACTGCTGGTCGTTCTGCCGCTTTGTCACTTCTAATCATTGACGAAGCAGCATTTATTGATGATATTGAAGAAATCTGGTTGTCTGCTCAATATACTTTGTCAACTGGTGGTAGAGCTATTTTATTATCAACCCCAAATGGTGTAGGTAACTTCTTTCATAAGACTTGGGTTGAAGCAGAAGCAAATCAAGCATCTGGCAAAAAAGGTTTTAATACAATACGATTACCATGGCATTTACATCCAGAACGTGATCAAACTTGGAGAGATACACAAACAGAATTATCTGGCGTAAAAGGCGCGGCACAAGAATGTGATTGTGATTTTAGCACATCTGGCAACCAAGTGGTAAGTGTAGACATACTTGAATTCTATAAACAAACTTATATCAAAGATCCAGTTGAACGCCGTGGAGCAAGTCAAGATTTATGGATATGGGAGAGACCCGATTATAGTAAAAACTACATAGTAACTGCCGACTGTGCTCGTGGTGATGGTGCTGACTACAGCGCATTTCATATATTTGATGTTGACACACTCACTCAAGTAGCAGAGTATAAAGGTCAATTGACTACCAAAGACTATGGTAACTTGTTGGTGTCAATTGCGACCGAATATAACAATGCAATGCTTGTGGTGGAAAACAACAATATTGGCTGGGGAACACTACAACAAATAATTGACCGTGATTATCAAAACACTTTTTATAGCACACCCGATTTGAATGTGGTTGATGTTGAACACAATTATACAAACAAACTCAATTCTCAAGATAAAAAGTTGGTGCCTGGATTTACAACCACCAATAAGAATAGACCATTGATGATCAGTAACCTGGAATCTTGTTTCAGAGATAAATCGGTTACCATTAGGTCTATTAGACTATATGAGGAGCTAAATGTGTTTATTTGGAATGGACCCAAGGCCGAGGCTATGAAGAACTATAACGACGATTTGGTGATGGCATTGAGTATAGGATTGTGGGTTCGTGGCACAGCATTGAAGTTAAGAAACGAACAAATAGCATATACACGAACTATGCTTGGTGGTATACAAAAAATCACAAATACAACGCCGGGCCCGGCATCACAATATAAAATTATTCAGTCCCCTCAAGAAACGTGGAAATTTGACACAGGGGCACAAGGAGTTCCAGGCAAAAAAGAATCACTAACTTGGTTGTTGTAATACTTATATATAAGATAGTATATTATGGACGAAAAATCATTTCAAGAGTTAAAAAATAGGTCACTTTACGCTAGACTGAAAAGACTTTTTAGCAATGACGTAATTGTTCGTAATGTAGGTGGCAAAAAACTCAAGGTCATTGACACAGATGAAATTCAGTATGCTACAGATCGTAATAGTTTAAGAGATCGTTTTAATCGTCTTAGAACTACCGCGTATAATTCTTATACCCGTGACTTTAATTTATCATATCAAAGTAGTCGTGTAGAACTGTTTAGAGATTATGATACAATGGATATGGATCCAATTCTTGCATCTGCATTGGACATTTATGCTGATGAATGCACAACACGTAATGAATTAGGCGACATTATTACAGTTCGTAGTAGCAACGATGATATCAAGAGCATATTAAACAATTTGTTCTATGACATCTTGAATGTAGAGTTTAACCTTTGGTCGTGGACTCGTAGTATGGTCAAATATGGCGATTTTTATTTGAGATTACACATCAGTCCAGAATATGGTGTATACATGGTTGAACCACTTAGTTCATATTATGTCACCCGTGTAGAAAATGCTCATCTACAAAACAAGAATTTTGTCAAGTTCCAAGTCAATCTTCCTTATGGTAACAAAATTGAAGATCTTGAGAATTATCAAATGGCTCATTTCCGTTTATTGAATGATAGTAATTTCTTGCCATATGGTAAGAGTATGTTGGAAGGTGCTCGTCGTGTTTGGAAGCAATTGAGTTTGATGGAAGACGCGATGTTAATACATCGTATCATGCGTGCTCCAGAAAAGCGTATTTTCAAGATTGATATTGGTAATATTCCACCAAATGAAGTTGACAATCACATGGAGAGAATCATTCAACAAATGAAAAAGACTCCATATTTGGATCAAGCAACTGGTGATTACAATCTTCGTTTTAATTTACAAAACATGGTAGAAGACTTTTTCCTACCAGTTCGTGGTGGTGATAGTGGAACTGCTATTGACAATTTGCCTGGACTTGAATGGACAGGCACAGACGATATCGAATATCTACGTAATAAGATGATGGCAGCGCTCAAGATTCCAAAGGCATTCTTGGGATATGATGAGTCACTTTCTGGTAAAGCAACATTAGCAGCGGAGGATATTCGTTTTGCTAGAACAATTCAACGTGTTCAACGTATTATTGTTAGTGAGTTAAACAAAATTGCAGTGGTTCACTTGTATAGCCAAGGATACCGTGATGAATCATTGGTCGATTTTAGTTTGGAACTTACCAATCCTTCTACTATCTTTGAAAAAGAAAAGATTGATGTTTGGAAGAGTAAAGTTGAAGTATCCAAAGACATGCAAGAACAAAAGTTGTTCAGTAAAAAGTGGATTTACGAAAAGGTGTTTGGTATGAGCGACCAAGACATGATTGTATTACAAAAACAACTTGTTGATGACGCTAAGGGTATGTATAGATTTAAGCAGATCGAAGAGGAAGGTAACGATCCTGCATTGAACTTCCTAAAAGCCAAGGGCTCTGAAGGTAAAGGTGAAGGAGAAGGTGGTGAAGAGGGTGGAGCCGGCGGTGCGGAAGGGGGTAGCGCTGGTGAAGGCGGAGAAACAGGTGGTGCTGACGCCAGCGCTGCAACTCCCTCAGGTGGAGGTGGCGCGGAAGCAGGTGGTGCAGAAGCTCCTAAATTGACTGAAAAGGTTAAGATGTCTGCACATGAACGTGAAGAAACTGCCCGTAAAAAAGAAGAAAATCGTGACCGTGATCAAACTGGTAGAAAAGACGCTAGAAAATATCCATTTGGTGAAGATCCACTTGGAACACTAGAAAATAATAGTGATAGTGATTTGTCACCGTCGCATAAATATAAAAAACGGTCACCGTTATCTTTAGAATCGACGGAAGGATTGTCGGCAATATTACAAGGATTAGATAAGTCCAA